ATGGGCGCGCTGACGGACGCGAAGGTGCGGAATGCCAAGGCAGCTGGGAAAGCCTATAAGCTGACGGATGGGGGGCAGCTGTACCTGCATGTTTCCACCGCCGGGGGCCGCACTTGGCGGATGAATTACCAGTTCGGACGAAACGCCCAGGGCAATCCGATCCGAAAGACACTGACGATCGGCATCTATCCCGCGATCTCATTGAAGGATGCCCGCGACGCGCGTGACGTCGCCAAGACGTTGCTGGCAAAGGGAAACGAGCCAAAGCCGGAAGATTTGTTTCAGCGCGCCGCCCCAGCGGAAGACACAAGGCCCACCTTTGAGGCTCTCGGACGCGAGTGGCACGATCTGCAGAAGGGGAGATGGTCGAAGGTCCATGCCAAAGACGTGCTGGACAACCTGGTAAACGAGGTCTTCTCCCAGATCGGTGCTATGCCGATCGTCAAGATCGATGCGCCGAGGGTGTTCCAGCTGCTGCGTGGCATCGCCGAGCGTGGGGCCGTCGAGACGGCGCACCGGACGCGGCAGAGGATCAGCGCCATCTTCGTCTATGCGATAGCCACCGGGCGCGCGTCTGCCGATCCGGCGGCCAGCCTGTCCATAGCCTTGCCCAAGAAGCCGAAGGCGAGGCTGCAGCCTGCGGTCACGGCGCTGATCGACCTTCGCCAGCTGATCATCAATTGTGATGCGGAGCGCTGCCGCGCGCCTACCAAATTGGCATTGCGGCTGATCGCCCTGACAGCTGTTCGCCCGAACGAACTGCACAATGCGCGCCGGATGGAGTTCGAGGGTCTGGACAGGCCGGAACCGCTCTGGCGCATCCCGGCGCATCGGATGAAAGGCGACAAAGAACGGAAAGCCGAGATGGAGGGTGACCATCTTGTGCCGCTTGCCCCGCAGGCCGTGGCGGTCATAAATGCGATGCGCCCTTTGACGGGAGATTGGGAGCTGGTGTTCCCAACTGATCGGCATCCGCACAAGCCCATGAGCGAGAACACGCTCCGCGCGCTGCTGATCAGGGCGGGCTATCATCAGCGGCATGTGCCCCATGGCTTCCGATCCGCGTTCTCCACGATCATGAATGAACGGGTGGAGCGGCAATGGCGGGAGAGCGGGCACACCGGCGCGTCGCCAGATCGGGCCATCATCGACCTGATGCTTGCCCATGTGCCGCAAGGCGTGTCAGGCTCCGAGGGCGACTATAACCGAGCCGCCTATATGCCCCGGCGGCGGGAATTGGCCTGTGAGTGGGCCGAGATCCTGCTGGGCGACATGTGGCCGCCGCAGATCCACATCGGACAGCCGATCCGATGGGCAGCTACCGGGCCGGGTAGGCCCGGTTGATAGGGGTCACGCGCGCTTGGAAATCCAAGCGTCCACCTCGCTTTCGATCCATCGGGAACAGCGCGTCCCTAGGTTCCTCGGCGCTGGGAACTCGTTGCGACCGATCAGGACATAGATGTAGGAGCGGGACAGCGCCGTGCGGGCAATGACATCCCCGATCCGCAGAAATCGTTCATGTTGAGGGTTTGTCATGCGGCAAGCCTTCGGAGATAGTGTTCTATATCAATTTGGGAGCGCTCAAGCACCGCGGCATATCGAGCGCGCTCAAGAGGGCGGGTCGTAACGGCGACTTGGTCGCGGACGTTCCGTCGAAGCTGTCCACTTCCGCCTTTCCGCACAAGGCGATCCGCCTAGCGGTGTTGACGCGGCCGACATGACACAATCCGCCCCTGCGGTGCGCGACCGATGCCCAATCGGCCATCGTGCCCAGCTTCCAATCCGTGTCGCCGCCGACAAAAACGCCGACACGGGGAGAAAGGAAACGTTCGACCAGGGCGGGATCAAAGCCATTCTGAACCGCGATCATCAACCGAACTCGCCGAATTACAGGCCAGCGCTGCATCCTACGAAGCCAAGCCCGCGACAGTTGCCAGCTGAGTTCTCCGCCCATAACGACATCGGGGATCACGATGAAATCGGCGGTGGGGCCGTACCGCTGAACTGCTGCCACGAACCGGCGGAGATCGGGGACGGGAGTGGTTCGCTCGCCACGCCGGAATGCCTGAAAGCAATGCCATGCGCCGCTGTCGAGCGCATGGTTCAATCCGGCAAGGATCGGGCCGCCACGGTCATAGGGCGAAACCATCCAGCGCCAGTTCGCCGCCTTGATTTCAGCAATGTTCCGGCGGGTGTTGGTCCGGGACGCATAGGCGATCAAGGTTGCACCGCCTTTCTGTCCGCGTCGGTGAGGGTCCAGAGAGCATAATGGCCCGGGGCGGTGTATCCGTTGGCGATGAAGCCCCGGCGCTGGAGCCGGCGGAGCATGTTGCGGGCTTGGGGCAAACAGCGGCGTCCGACGACCAGGCCACACGATGAAGCGATGGCGACGGTGGTCGCACGACCGCCGGTAGCCAAGAAGGTCAACGCGGTATGATCGATCAGGGAAATCTTGCGGTTCAACGGCTTTCTCCCTTGCTCTTGACGCGCTTCTGTCGGGGTGGCTGCGCGCCGATGCTCTTGAGGGCGGTGGCGATCGGCACGAAGGTCAGGGGGCCGAAGCGCCGCGACTGCGCTTGCCACTCACGAACTTCATCGGGAGAGCGGGTGGTCAGGACCAGCGCGTCACCAGCTGGGAAGCGCTGCCCCATGCAGGCCCCGTCATCCACGATGGTCGAGACGCCGTGGAATCGAGCGAGCGTCGCGGCGTTGGTGGTTTTGCCAGATCCCGGCGGCCCGTGAATTACAACTATGGTCAACGCTTTTCTCCCTTGGCGCTGCCGAGGGCGCCAGCGATGATGAAGGGGATCGCCAGCAGGGCGGCTACGATGAGGAAGGCTTTGGCGATGCCTCTGATCATGATCTGTCTCCGGTGATGCGATCAGCGATGGCTCTGGGCGAGTTAGAGGAGAGGACGCGGCGCGCTTCGAGGCAGTTGGCCGACCAGGCGCGGATCTGGCCCGACGCCCATGTCTGGCTGATCGCGTCACGAAGGGGCTTGGGCACCTGAAACCAGTGCGGCCTGCACATCAGGATGCCGCGACGGACCGGGGCGTCACACCCCGGCGCATCGCACGTCCGCATCGGACGCTTCTTGCGGGCCGCCATTAAAATGGAACCCGATCGAAATCACCGCGGCGAAGGGCTTCGCGGCAGTTCGCCGGGCCAGCATCGTCAACCAACTCCATCAACAGGCTGATCGTCTCTGCTGTCAGATATCCTGACGATCTCTCCAAGATACGGAGCGTCCTTTCAGCGCGGATATCGGCGGTGGCGCATGTCCAATGCTCATAGCCGGGCGCCGATCCCAGTTCGCTGGGCTCCTGGGCGGCGGTTGCCACCGTGGGCTTCTTGTGAGCCGCCATTATTCGATGCCCAGGGCGGATTTGTAGGTGTCGACGATCGATTCATGCTCAAGCCGATAATGGCGCTCCATCTTCCGCATCTTGACGATGTCGCGCATGGCTTTGGTGTCGTAGCCATTGGCTTTCGCCTCCAAATAGACGTCCTTGATGTCGTCCGCGATTCCCTTCTTCTCTTCCTCCAGGCGCTCGATGCGCTCGATGAAAAGGCGGAGTTGGTCAGCAGCTGCATTTCCTTCGGACATGGAAAAATCCTTCAGTTCTTGATGGCGGCCGCGACAAGCGGGCCGAAGATGGCGATGATGATGGCGGCGGCGATCGCGGCGGCGGTGATGAGGGCGCGAACCCGGATCGAGGTTTCGGCGAGGCGTTCTGCCAGCGGGCGGCAGCGGTCGCACCGGCACGTCGCGGCATGGATGGCGGCGGGGCGGCGCATCAGCCGATGACCTTCTTGCGGTCCAGCTGCTCGCAGCGGGTGCAAAGATCGGGATCCGCTTCCGACCAAGTGACGTCATTGCCGTTTGTGTCGTATTGGGTGGTCCACTGATCCCAACCGCAGGCGAGGCAGATGCGGGGGTGCTGATCGGGCGGCGTGTCGCAAAGCTGGCGATAGACGTCGACGTTGAAGCTGTAGGCGCGCGACATGTCTGCGCCGAAGAAATGCTGCTGCATCCGATAGCCGACGGTTTCCAGCTCCGCGATGTTTCGTTCGACGTCGGCCTGATGTTCGCGACGCTTCCAGTAGTGGGCCGCCGCCTGGGCGATGGTGATGCAGGCGGCCTTGCGCCGCATGCGGACATAGTCCCAGGGCATGACGACGGGCCGCGCTGGTTTGTCTTCGTCCAGCATGGCAAGAAGAGAGGGAATGCTACGCATTTTGGTCCTTTCGCTGTCAGGATTTTTTGGCGACGGCCCGCGATGGATCGTGGAAGATCCAGCAACGGACAGAGCCGATGTCGTTTCGGGAATTGACGGTGGCCGCCTGCTCGATGAAGCGGCGCGCCTTCGAGGTTTTGAGCGCACGGATCATTTCCGTGTGGCTGGGCAGCTGCAGCCGCTTCTCTGCGCAGCGAGTCTCCATCTCGTTGAGGCGGACTGCGATCAGGCCTTCTTCCCACCGGCGATGGTGGTTGATGTGGCCGGTCAGCGCCTTTGGATCTTCATTCTCTTCGAGATAGTCGAACCGCTCCCAGAACAGGCTGACGATCGGATCTTCGCTGTTCACAGCAAGCTGGCGATCGGTGGCCATCTGGACGATGAAGCGGGCGGTTTCGGCCTGCTGCTGATCGGACAGGGGCACGACCGCGCGGATCGCGTCGAGAAAGGCGAGCAGCTGGCCGTGAGTCTTGGCAAGGCGGTTGGTGCGGATCGACGGCAGGGCCAGCAGTTCGCCTTCATACTGGGCGAAGGCCTGGCGGAAGCGGCCCATGATCTCCTGCTCCCGCCGAGCGGCATGGACAATGAAGCCGGAGATCGTGGCTGGCTTCCTCCCGGCGGTCGCCCTCGATCAGCACGACGGGTAGGTTGCCGACCTCACCGAGGTTGCGGGCCATGGCCGCCGGAGTTGCCTTGGCAGGGTCGAAGCCTTCATAATTCTCGCGGCCGAGCAGCTTCCACAGGAACTCGATCAGCGTCGTCTTGCCGGTGCCGGGCAGGCCGTGCATTTCGAGGAAGGGAAAGGATTTCATTTCGCCGCGGACTTGCTCTGCGAAGAGCGAGGCGAAGTAGAAGGTCAGGCAGGTGATGCCCTTCGCGCCATAGGCGGTCCACAGATCCGGCAACCAACTGGTGTCAAGCTGGTCGGGGTCATAGTCGATATCCAGCAGCCGCTCGGACGTGCCGAGTTTCAGCGCCTGTTTTCCGATCTGGAAAAACTCGTTGTCGTTGGGCTTGTAGACCCGCCCGCCAGCGACGGCATATTGGCCGAAGACATAGGCCTGTGCGTCGCGACAATAGCCGGTGAAGCCGAGGGGGCGGACGTCGGGCAGGTCGGGCGTCTGCTGTTGCAGGATGCGGGTCAGCTGATGGGCGCTGCCGGTCCAGACGCCGCCGAAAGCAAACAGCCGGTCCTCGAAATTGGAGGCCTTGCGCAACTGGGCGGCGGTGAAATCGCCCTTGACCGAGGGGCGCTTGCCGCTGGGGAAGGATATGTTGAGGAAGAACTTGGTTTCGTCGGTTGCCTCGTCCCGCTGCCGATAGAGGACGCGGAATGCACAGTTGGCGATTTCCTCGACCATCAGGGCCTCGCGGGAAGCCTTGGCGCGGATTTCAGCCTCAGCGTTCGGGTCGATATCGTCCAGCTTCCGCGTGCAGCTTTTGCGATATTCCTCGATCTTCTCCTGCACCACCGCGACGTCGATCGCGCACCAATAGGTCCGATTCCCGAAGGTGAAGTGGAAGCTGTTCCAGCGGTGCTTTTCCCAAATCAGGAAAGCCTTTTCCTGTGCATTCGCAGCCAGTAGCACCTTGCCGAACCACAGATATTCGGCGCGATGCTCGGCCGTGAGCCGCTCGAGCCCCAGCAGATCGTTCCAGTCCAATATCTTGCCGGTGTCGTCCTCGCCGCAGGGCTGGGCGGCGGTCGCCTTCCATCCCTGCTCGATCGCCAGTTTCACATGCTGGCGGCTCGCGCTGGTTCCTGCGCCGCCGCCATCATAGGCAAAGACCAGCTTGGGCGAACGGGTGGGCTTGTCCTCGCGCGACGAATGGCAAGCCACGGCGTGCCGCCCGAACCGTCAGGTCTGACCGAGAAGACTGCCGCCAAATGGGCGACATTCATCGTCAATCAGCGGCAGAGGCAGCAAGAGCCGCCCCAAATCGTCGATCGAAAACGAGATCGGCAATCCGTGCCATTGGAAACGCGCAAGGCGACAGGCGCAGCCGTGCAATCCAATGTTGCGCAACGTCGGAAAGAGGCGGCTGCGGCTCGACCTGATCCGGCATCGCAGTCGTTTGGTTGCAATGATTATTATTCGGAAGTTGGTGAAGAGGGAGAGCATGGCCGCATCATTCGAACCGGTTGGAACCAAGGTCCACTGATGTTCGAATATGCTGATTATCACGGCGAGTTGACAGTTCGTACGATCCACAAATGGGTTGAATATCCTCAATATATACAGGGTTGGTGCGAAGATAAGGGAGATACGCGCACCTTCCGAAAGAACCGGGTGCAAACTTGGTTTGGGGGAACCGAGGCCATGTTGCGCGGTCCGAAGGGCCGGAGCAGGCTGTAAGGCACTATGTTGCGACTCCTGTCCCGCATTTGGAATTACCGCACGGACAGCCTGTGGGTCTGGGTTCCTTTATGGGCCTTCGCGCTGCTGCTGTTCGGCGGCTTCCTGATCTGATCAGGGCCGCGTCCATCTTCACCTCAGTATCACTTCCGGTCCTTTTTTGCATCTACAAAAACCATTGCATCTTACAATATTTGTATCTACATAAACTGCATGGAAATCGAGTTCGACCCCGCCAAGGATGCCGCCAACATCGAAAAGCATGGCATTTCCCTTGAGCGGGCCGCCGATCTCGAATTGCTGGCTTACGTCGATGACAGCCGTTTCGAGGAACCGCGGTTCCGCCTTTATGGCCTGATCGACGGCTTGGCCCACTGCGTCGCTGGGACAGATCGGGGCGGAAAGGTCCGCGTCATCAGCCTGCGCCGCGCCCATGCAAAGGAGATGAAGCGCTATGTCTGACGAACGCCCCGTCATTTTCGATGACGATAATCCCGAATGGACCGCCGCCGATTTCGCGCGCGCCAAGCGTGGTGACGACATTCCCGCCCATATCCGCGCCGCCTTCCCTAAATCGAAGGGTGGACGCCCGCGCGGGTCGAACAAGGAACAGGTGTCGCTGCGGATCGACAAGGATGTGCTGGAGCGGTTCCGCGCTGAGGGGCCGGGATGGCAATCGCGGATCAATGAACGATTGAGGTCAGTACCCCTAGGAACACAATTTGAACCCAACCCCGAAGCATTCAAGGTGGCAGCATGAGTGAAAAGATAAACGTATCGGCCGAGGATGGGGCAACAGCAGCGTTTCTTTCGGTCCTTGCCTTGTCACAAGCCCTGGCACGGAAGGGGCTGCTGACGGGTGATGATCTGAACGAAGCCTTCGCGACTGCTGCGTCGATGTGCCGCGCAAATGGCAGCGAGGATGCTGCGCGAATGATAGAGGTGAGCGTGCCCAGCAGCGTCGGTATCGACATCATCGCTCTTGCGGAGGCAAGGGGTGAAACCATTCACCGTAAGGGCTAAGGCGCGGTCTCCATCTTCACATCGGTTGTGAAGCCGCCCGCCTTGTCGAGGAGGTGCGTCACTTCCGAGATCAGCCATGTGGCCGCGTCGATCTCATCTTTATAGCCGCTGACCTTTACGCGCGCTTCGGGGATGGCATCAGCGCGGCCCAGCGCCAGCTTCATGTCCAGCGTGGCAGGGGCACGCTTTAGCCGGTCGCGCTCCGCAATGGCGGCGCGCTTCGCCGACGCCTCATCAGGATAGACCTTGCGCAGCTTCTTCGCCCCATCGGCCTTGCCCACGGTGAAGGTCTGCCGTTTCGCCCCCTTCTTGTCGTGCCAGCTGGCCGTCACGCCTTCCTGACCGTCCCGCTTCTGCCGCTGCCAGTTGTGACGATCGCCATCAGTGCGGCGAATCGTGAGGGTCGGCAGCGCCTTGCCGCTGGTCGTGGTGCCCGCGCCCTTGCGCGCGAAGATCAGATGCTTGTCCTTGATCGTCGCCACCGCGTCATTCTCGCGACCAAGGCGGCGCAGGAAGGCGATGTCGCTTTCCCGGCTCTGGCTGATGGACGGCAGCGCGATCGACGCAAGATCGGACGCCATTTTGAGCGTCAGGCCATTGCGGCCCGCGACATCTTTCAGCACCGTGCCCAGCGTCGTGTTCTTCCAGCTCTGTTCCCGCCGGTTGCGGATCTGGCTGGTGAAGTCGGCGGCGCGGGCCTTGATCGTGATTTGATCGGGCGGCCCGCCGTGCGACACGTCGTCCACCTTGAAACTGCCCTTGTCGATCAGCCCCGGCGGCAACGTCCGCGCCCTGTTTCCAGCCCAGCTGCACCTTCAGCACCGCGCCTTCCTTTGGAATCCCCAGCATGCCGTCCGTGTCGTTGAGCACAATATCCAGCTGGTCGGCTTCATCGCCGCGCTTTTCCGACAGGGAGAGAGAAACGAGGCGGGGGCGCAGCCGGTCCGACAGATCCTTGCCGTCCAGCGTCACGCGCCAATCCGCGATGTTGTTGATCTTCTCGCTCATGCCGATGCCTGGGCGTTGTTGGCGGCTGCTGGATCGTCCACGCGCAGCAGATCTATGCCGAAGTCGATCCGGCGCGCGCGGCCATCGGACATTAGGAAGGCGTGGCGCTCATCCAGTGCCGTGATGACGAAATTGCCATAGACGGTGCCGCTGCCATCGACCAAGGGCAGCACCTCGCCGTCGTCCGCCATGCTGCGCAGATCATCGAGCGAGACGCGCCCGTCCGCAATCTCGGCATAGACTGCCCCCGAAAGACTGATCGTCTCATCGCCGGGGCCGGTGAACTGCACCGCGTCCCGCGCGCCCATGCGCGGGGATTTGGCGTGTTGCCAGTCCGTTTTCCGCTGCATTTCATCATAGGGCAGCGTCCCGATCTCAAACAGGAACATGCCCAGCGCCATCAGGTGCATAGCCGTTACTCCGCCATCCAATCATATTTGCGCTCAGATGGCACCGCCGCGTCCGCGTCATGAAACAAGGCGTAGCGCGTTGCGCTTTCGGCCATATTCTCAATGTTCCTGCGATCAGCAGGGGTGAGTTCGACCATGAGCGGGCGTCCGGGGCCTGCCTCAAACCACTGATCTCCGACTTTCACTCGCATCTGGGTTCTCCCTTATTCGTCGGCGAATCCACGCCCGCGCCGCTCGCGCTCGATCTGCTCGATCGCCTCGCGGACCTGCTCGGCGATGTCCTGCGCGTTCCCGCCACTGGCGTTGATGGTGATATTGTAGGTCGCCTGTTGGATCGGCGCGGGCGCTGCTGCTGTCGCTTCCAGCGCGCTGGCGGGGACTTGAGCAGCCAAAGGCGAGGCGGTGGCGATCGCCACGCCGCCCGCGCCTACGGCCAGCGCGCGGGTCATCTGGCCCGACAGATCGGTGATACGCGCCAGCGGGCCGGACGCGTTGGCCGCAAGCCCCTGATCAAGACCAGCCATCACGAAGCCGCCCAGCCCGGCAAAGACGCGCGATGGCGAGTGGATGCCCAGCTTTTCCTTGAACCAATTTGCAACCGAACTGGCGGCATTGACGATGGTCGATTTCAACGCGCCCAACATGCCGGTGACCCCGTTGATCAGCCCTTGGATCATATATCCGCCGATCTGCGACAGTCGGGCGGGCACATCGAAGCCGAGCCAGTTCAACAGCGCGGCGATCCGCCGTAGAGCAGGCCCATGGGTGAGAAGTTGACGAGGAAGGCCGTAATTCCCGCGATGCCGCCCGAAAAATAGCCAGTGATCTCCGACCATATGCCGCCCAGCCAAGCGGTAATGCCGCCCCAATTCGCGTAGATGAGATAGGCTCCCGCCGCCAAAGCACCGATGCCGAGGACGACGCCCGCAGCGATCCCGATCAGGGGCAGCAAGCCGATGCCGAGCAGGGTCGCCGCAGCAGATAAAGCGGCGAACGGCGCAACGAGGGTGGCCAGCACGATAGCCCCGCCGCCTACGACGATGAATAGCGCGGCCAGAACCCCGGCGGCCACGGCTGCGGCGCGCGTCAGGTTAGGGTGACGCTCAGCGACGGCGGCGATGCTCGATCCCCATTTTGAGAAGCGATCCGAAATGTCGCCCACCATGGGCCGCAGCTGATCGCCCACGGTGGTCGACAGATTCTTGGCTTGGATCTGGAGCCGCTTCACCTTTTCGGCGTCGTCGTTCATGCGATCGGCGAAGTCGGTGTTTACTGTGCCGTTGGCGGCCATCGCATCGTCGCGGATCGACTGATATTCGGAGAATGCCGACATGAGCGGGCGCAATGCCTGCTGGACCTGCATGTCCCCGAACAGGCTGGAAAGTTTGGCCTGATCGCCGCCGGTCGCCTTCTGGGTCAGCCGCACGATCTCTTCGATCGGGCTGCGCCCTTCTTTGGCCGCCTTTCTCATGGCGGCGGGTACGTCGATGCCGAATTTGGCGAAGTTTTTTGCGGTATCCCCCGCGTTGATCTTCGACAGGAGATTAGTCAGGTTGGTGGCAGCCCCTGCGGAATCGCCAGCGCCCTTGCGCACGATCTGGAGCGCGGCGGCCAGATCTGCAACAGCGGGAATGCCGGTTGCTTTCAGGCTCTGCATATTGGCCGTCAGTTCCGGGAAATATTGCGCCATGTCCTTCACTTCGAAGGCACCGCTTTTGCCCGCCTGCGCCATGACGTCGATCGCCTTGGCAGTCTGATTGATCGGCACCTTGAGATTGTCATGCGCTGCGAAGGATGCCTTGCCGAGATCATCAATCTCAGCCTTGTAGGCGGTAGCGGCGCGCCCGATCGGCGTCATCATGTTCACAGCATCACGCGCACCAAGGCCGAAGCCCGTCAGGGTATCTACGCCCTTTTGCAGATCCGCGGGGAATTGATTTATCGAAAGAGCGGCCTTCTGCAATTCGAGGCCCATCAGGCGGCCCGCCTCGCGGCTCTGGTTCACCTTCTGGTTGATGTCGGTCATGACCGACTGGAATTCCATGGAGCCTTCCACGGCGACCATAAGCGGTGCCGCGATGGCCATGCCGGTACCGATCGACGCCATGCCGCCCGCAGCGAGGCCCGTTGCCGTGCCCTGCAATTGCGAGAATTTGCCCTGCGCCTCTGAAAAACGCCGTGCGCGATCCGTCACTTGCTGGAGCCGACGTTCCTGCGCGCGCAGCTGATCGGTGGTTTCCGCCACTTCGGACCGGAGCCGACGTTCACCGGCCACAAGATCCCGCGTCGAGACGCCAGCAGCCGAAAGACGGCCCCTCAGTTCCTGCAATCGGGCGGACTGTTGCTGATGCTGGGTGGAGAGGTTCGCTGATTCCCGGCGCGCGTGTCAAATTCCGTGCGCAGCTTCTTCGTCGGATTTTCCGTCTGCGCCAGTTCGCGGCCCAAGCGCGCGGACCGCGCCTGCGCCTCGGCCATTTTCCGCTCTGTTTCCGATAAGCCGACCTTCAGCTGACGGAATTCGCCGACCGACGCCTGCGCCGCCTCCAGATCCTTGAGACGGTCGCGGGTCGTTTTCAGTGCCTGGGCGAGACGGCTGCTACCGGCGGCGGCTTCGCGCATCGGGCGGGTCAGCCGGTCCGCGCCTTCCATTAGCACGCGAATTCGAAGGTTTCTGTCGGACATCAGCGTTTCCCGCGCTTGCCGGTGCTTTCAGGGGGACGGGAGCGCTTTTCGGCCATGGCGCGCCAGCCCATCAATTCAGAGAGAGACATGCTGTCCATGGCGGGTGGCGGCCAGTGAAACACGACCGCCAGATCCGCCATGACTTCCTCTACCCGTTCGGGGAGAGCGCCGCCTTTGCCGCCTTCGGCAGCAAAAAATCCATGACTTCGCTGCCTAGCTGGATCAGGTCGGACGGATGGAGCGCGGCGACTCCGGCTTGGTGAGCGGCGGAATCGTGATGCGCGGCAACAGGGTTTCGAGCGCGCCATAGTCGAGGTTGAGCAGCGCAGACAGCGAGAGGCCGCGTAGTTCGCCGCCATGGGGCATCCTGACCTGCACGGTGTCGATGGTCTGATCGCCGCGAGCGATCGGCGCGTCGAGGGTCACAGAGCGGAGTTCGGGTTCGTTCATGATCGTTTCCAGAGGTTAAAGGGAGAGAGGGCGGCCCGGCGGCGATGCCGGGCCGATAGATCAGAACATGCCGATCGAGGCGCGCAGTTCGGCGCTGCGATCCACGCCGCCAACGATCTCGATCATGTTTATCGGGTCGATCTCAATTTCCGTGCGCCCGTTCCAGACCAGCTTGTAATAGGCCAGCGCCATGGTGATCTTCGATTCACCGACCTCGCCGACTTCCTGATCGCCCATTTCGATCTCGGAAAAGCGACCGCGCACGATGACCTCGATCGTATCGATCGCGCTGCTGTCGTCCGTCTGGTAGGAGCCGGAGAAGCGGAGATAGACGCCGTCCACCGTGGGGGTGCCCCACTGGCGCAAAACGTCGCGGACCGAACCGCCGAAGGTGGCGGTCAGTTCCATGGCCTCCATGCCCATGTCGATCTGGACCGGCCCGCCCATGCCGCCGCCGCGATATTCCTCCATCTTGCGGGTCAGGGTGGGAAGCGTGATGGTCTTGGCCTCGCCGCCATAGGCGAAGCCTTCGTTATAGAAATTCATGTTCTTGAGGATGCGGGGCAGTCCCATCGCTGGCTCCTATGATTGAAGGGATGAAGGGGGCTGGATCAGACCGTCTCGGCGAGCTGGCTCGCAAAGTCGGCGAAATAGCTGTCCGTGATGCGCTGGTTGAAGCCCAGATCTTCCAGCGGCGGCGGCACGGTGTAGTCATAGTCGATGCGCAGCTTGCCCGCCTTGAGGCTGGCCGTGCTGTTGTTCGCCTCATCAAACCATGCATTTGCGCCGAGGATGATCCCCTGCGCCTTCAACTGGCGGAAGAAGCCGTTGATGGTCTCGATGATGTCCTTCGCCAGCGCAGGCGTCAGGGGCTTGTCGATCGCCCACATCATGCCGCTGACGATCGTGTCCGCCAGCAGCTGCGCGACGCGGACGGTGCTTTCGAAGGCGAACAGGCTTCCCGCCTCCGCCGTGGTGCGGTTGCCCCAGAAGCGATAGCCGGTGTCCGTGCGGACAAGGGCTGTCACTTCCTTGGCGTTGAGCAGCCCGGCTTCGCTGGCCGCATCCTCAATATCCCAATGGATATCCTTCGTCAGGCCGACGACGCCCTGCACGGCAACGTTCGAGAGCGTCTTGTGCGGGCCGGTCTGCGTGTCGATCAGGGCGCGCAGGCCCATCGCACGGGCAGCGGCATAGCTGGTGACGTTGGCGTTGCTGGCCGTGTCCCAGGCGAGGAAATCAGGCATCAGCAGCATCAGTTCGCGCGCGCTGAAATTGGCGCGGTAGAGGATGGCGGCTGCGACCGTCTCGCCGATCGCGCGGGCATAAGCGAAGCCGCGCAGCTTCTGCGCCACCACAGCCAGCGCCGTGGTAACTGCCTGCGTTTCGAGGCCGGGAGTGCCGAGGATCTTCGGCTTGACGCCCAGCTGCGCCTGCGCAGCCAGCAGCGCCTGCATGCCGGTCTTCTGGCCGTTGGCATCCGTGGTGCCGATGACGTTGCTGGCGGTCTCGGCAGCATCCGCGCCTTCCTCGACCCGAACCACGACGACGACGGGGCGGGTCTGGTCGGCAATGGCGCGCAGGGCGTTCGCCAGCGTGCCATCCACGCCCGCATCGCCGATTGCCGCCTCCACGTCTGTGATCAGCGCGGGGCGGTCGAGCGGGAACACGTCGGCGTCCGCGTCGGAGGCCGTGGCAACCAAGCCGATGATGGCAGTGGAGACGGCGGTCAGCGTGCGAGCGCCGGTCTCGATTTCGGTAACAGTGATACCATGCTTGAAGGGCATAACAGGCTCCTTGGGCTAAAGAGAGAGAGGCAGGACGAGGCGAGTGCGGGCATTCGCGGCGGCGGTGTCGGTCCGCTCCGCGTCGATGATGATGGTGGCCGCTCCGGGGCGCTGCCCGGCGGCGAGGCTGACCCGGCGCAGGCGCAGCCGGTCTTCGTTCCGGGAGATAGCCACAGCCGACGCCGCATAGACCCTCAGGATGTTCGCCGGGGTCATGGGCTGGTCGATCAGTTCCGGCAGCAGCGAGCCATATTCGCGGCGGCCCGCGCGCGTGCCGATCGGCGTCGAGAGAATATCCGCAACCGACTGCTTGATATGTTCGAGGCCGTCCAGCACCGCCCCGGAAGATCGCGCCATGCCCGCCATCAGACCGGTGCTCCGGTCTGGGCAGCGCCTGCCTGCACGCCACCATGCTTGTGGCCCTTGAGGCTCTTGCCCCCGCCAACGACGTCATCCGAGGCAGTAAGCTTGCCTTCGACGTTGAGATTGCCGGTCCACTTTGTCCCGCCGGGTGCATCCACGGTCATCGTGCCGCCTGCAGGTAGCGTTATGGCAAGGGCGTGCGTTGCATGATTGTAACTGAACGACGCGCCATCGGGCATACTGATCTGGATGACGTCCGGATCGTTGGAAGGCGCTGGGTTGGCGTCGGAATAGAGGCCGACCACAACCAGCCCATTTTCCAGATCGCCTTCGGGGGAAAGGACGACGCACTGTTCCCCGACAGAGGGCGGCGACCAAATACGCGCCGCGCCCGCGCGCTGGGCCACCCACGGCAGTTCGCCCGTGGTCAGTTCGCCCAGCGTGACGGTGCAGGTGGCATTCGCATAATCGACCGATGCGATGACGCCATACTGGATCGCCTCGCCGACCTGCTGTTCGGGATCTTGGGTGTTCGCCATGCGCGGACCATGACGCGCGCGCTCCAT